ATCATGTGTGCCTCCTGACCGAGTCCGCTAAGGCATTATTAATCAAGCCCTCTATTTCCCCTTTGGAGCTTTCAAATGCTGGCCTCAGGAATGGCCTTGCCGGTATCCTGCTGGTTCCGTATTCGTGCAGGTGGGCGTGTGGTGCCTTCTTTCTATCAATAGCTGATACAGACACAAGCGCCCAGCCCTCCTTTTGGGGCATCTCTTTGGTTACTGGTGAGCTGGCAAGGTTGCCTGTTTTCCTTTTAAAGGTGCTGGCAATATTGCCCTTAGTCCTCCTGGTTATGATATCGGCCCCTTCAGTTAATGCCTTTTGCACATCATCGGTTACGCTTTTATCCAGCCCTTTAAGGTTATTGATAACTATGTCCATGCCTTCCATTTTTATATTTAACTTCATACGTTCTCCTTACATAGCATGGAAAGTTCAATATTGCGCTCATTGGGGTTTATGGGGGGTTCAATAGAAAAATACCTGCTGCCAAACACAATCCGCATTTCACTGTTCACACCTTCAAGATAGCGGATAGTAATACGGTGGGTAGCCTCGCTGTTTACCTGCTGGCTGGCCCAGTATTCCTGGCCCTGTATTGGCTTGATTTCAGCATAAACCCCTGTATCACCATCATCATTAATCTCAAAATCTACCCATTTATAGATAGGCTGGCCTACCCCGTCAACTCCGGTTTGTTTGTGTTCTTGAAATTTAATACAGTGCCTATATTTTCCTGCTCCCATTTAGTAATCCTCCATATAAACCTGATAAGGTGTAAGCAGCGCGTTGACCCCAAACGGTACAGCTTTGGGTATATGGCCCCTGGAAAGGATATCTTCCCTGTATTCGTAGTAGTTAGAGATAAGAAGAAGTATGCCCTGCTTTATTTCCTCTGGAAGTATAAATTCAGGGTCATCACCATCAGCCTTATAGCCAGCCTTGTACCTAACCTTTACAGCCCCTATGGGTTTAAGTTCAACGGATGGAAAATCAGTATTATAGGCAGGTACAATCTTGGTAGGCATATCGGTATGGACTATGTAATCATCAATATCTAAAGTATGTTCTATATCATCGCTATCGGTATATTTTATGCTTACCACTTCTTCAACGGGTGGATAAGGTAAAACTATAACTTCTGGAAAGACGTCCAGTGTAAGTTCCATAGTCCTATAAGCTAATGCCCTGCCGGTTATGGTTTCAGCAGACTGGCGGGCAACGGTTATAAGTCTTGATATATAGGTATCTTCATTATCGTGAGTTACCCTAATCTGTGCTTTTGCTTCTGCTAGCGTTATTGGTTCACTCGTAGGAGCAGTTATTATTTTAATGTTCATTTCTTGCTCTTTTTCTTATATTTCCTTTTAGCGGTTTCGGCTGGTCTCCTGACCGCCTTTTCCACTTTTGGCTCACTTAAAGCTATGGCAAACCCACCACCTACCAGCTGTTTACCTTCACTTGGGCCTACTTCTATAACCTCACCTATTTGCCTTATGCCTTCTGCTGTTGCGTACAATGTTTTTAGTTTTATTTGCATCTAATCACTCCATTGGAAAGCGGAGGCCGCTAATACGACCCCCGCTCAAATTAGGTTAGCCTATGAAGAGGTAACTAACTGGACACGGGCAAACGCATTGGGCATTACGGGAGCACCGTCTCCTTCTTTTCTGGCTATGTAGCCAACCTGGTTGGTTTCAGCATACAGTTCAACCAACCTCTGCATCTGCAAGTCAAGCGCATCGGCTATATAGTAGAAAGAGTAGTCCCCTATAATCCCTACATACTGACCTGCAGTGAAAGTATTGGGTGCAAACTCGCTCATGTAGAACGGCCTGCCCAATAGCCTATCAGGCTGTCCAGCCTGTACGCTCTGCTCCCATATATACCTGTTCTCTTTGTCTTTTATCTTGGCCAGCTGTTTTAGTGCGTCCCTGTGGAATATCCAGCTTGCCCTGGCCAAATACTGCTGTTTGAGTGAGTACTTGGCATTGATAAGGCCGTCAAAGGTAATAGCGGTAGCGGTGTTATCCTCTGATACGTCCCTAGAGGTAGGTATGCCGTCAGCCGAAGCAGTAAAGAGTCCCAAAGGCTTGCCAGTACCGTTACCAGTCATGTATGCCTTTTCCTCAGTAACAGCAAACTTATAAGCCAGTCTTTGACGTACAATATCCTCAATGTTTAAAGCAGACTTATTGATTAAGGTTTTGGAAATCTTAATCCTTTTAGCAAAGGGGCTGGGCTCAAATTCCCTTTTACCAAATTCCATAGTACTGTCTTCATTACCAGTAGCTAGCTCAGTAGTCCATTCTGCATCAGCAGGATCCTCTTCCAGTGTGGGTATCCCTAAAGAAGCAGCCCTGGTTAAAGTAAACTTAGTGGCTGCCTGTCTAATGAATACCAGGTCATCTATGTCTTTTAAAAGCTGGGCCACGAAATCCTGTGGAGGTACGGTATAACCGCCTTCATCATCTTCACCCACAGACAACGCCCTCTTTTCCTCAGCGCTAAGAACGTTGGCTCCACTCTTTAAGAATTTTCTGAACGCTTTGGTTCTAAATTCCTTCTGGTCGGTAGGTTGGGAATTGGTTTCAGTAACCCTATCCTCAACATCGGAAGCATTACTCATGCCAGCTTCTACTTCCAGCAACCTTTGCTCCCTGCTGATTTCATCAGAAAGCTTTTCAACATCGGCTAAAATATTATCGTACTTTTCCTGCTCTTCAGCGGTTATATCCCTTTCCTCTTTGTCTGCAAGGTTTATAATTTCCCTTGCTTCGGTAACCAGCTGGGCCCTCTTGTCGAGTTTTTTCTTGATACTCATTTCTATACCTTTCTATATTTTTTACTTATATATGCCTTATCTTCCTAGAATCAGGCAGTTGATAATTATTTTTCTATTAACTTTTGTTTGAGTTTTAATGTGTCTATGATTTTTCTCTTGGGTGGTTCGGGTTGCTGTGAGTTGCAATACTCTTTATAGATATCTTCTGCTGAACGCACCCCTACATTGGTTTGGGCAAAAGCCGGATAAGTAACGGGGCTTACGTCCCAAAGCTCCACATCAAGCAGGGTTCTAATAGGTATTTTCCCTTCTTCTTCTTCCCACTTATCGGAACGGGTAACAAAACCAAATGACATCTGATCAATATCCCCACGCTCTATTTGCTTAACCAGGTCATTTGCAAACTGGGTATCGGGAGGTTCAATCTCTACTCTTAGCCCGTGGTCATCTTCTTCTAAGGTGAGGGTGCCGTTCTTGTTACGGCCCAAAACATAGTTGGAGTCATGGTTAAACAGCGCCCTTATATCATCTTCTGATATGGACTTGGCAAATGCTCCTTTCTGTATCTTTTCCCTAAAGCCCCCCAAGTCAGATGAAAGCTGGTCAAATACCGCACTGTAACCTACAATCTTTGGCTTGCTGTCCTGGTCATCTCCTGTTTTCCTTAATTCAAATTCGTAAGTTCTATATTCTCTTTTCATAGATACTCCCTAATCTTGGCAATAAAAAAGCACCCCGTTTGGAGTGCTACTTATATTTAATTGTTAAATTACTTTATATTTTCCTAAAAAATACCTGCGGGCAAGCCCCTTTATCATATAGCCATTTCTTTAATTGCAGGCTTCCTATCTTATAGCTTTTATCGTGGGTAGTAACCAGCTTCATATCAAACCCCGCCTTTAAGATCCGGTTAAGTGTGTCCACTAAAGGATACTTGTAATCATATATTGCAGGGTGAAACTCTACCGATAGATAAGCACCAGCAGGCATTAGCTTAAAAGTATTTTCCATTCCCCTTATTATCTCTACCTCATAACCCTCGGTGTCCATTCGCACCAGGTCAACTCTGTCTATACCCTCACGCTCGGTGAAACTGTCAAGGGTTATGGTCTCTACCTTTTGGCTACCCTTTTTAAACCTGTTAAACTTCTCCTGATAGCTTGCCCTGGTATCTTTTAACTCAACCATAGTAGCCCAGTTGGAACGCTTTGATACGGTAATATCTGATACACCGTTTTTATCTGAAACTGCCAGCTGGTATAGTTCTATATTTTTATAACCGTTTAATTTAATGCTTTCAGTTAATGCTTTTACGCTTTTGGTTATGGGTTCGATAGCATAGACACGCTTTACTGTTTTGGCTTCAAGTAGTGCGTAGTAGCCCAAGTTTGCCCCTATATCAATAACCGTCCAATCGGGTTTTAATATCTTTGTTATAAATTCAGTTGAGGCCCGTTCCCTGCCCCCTTCTTCAATTAATTGTTTGGAAAGCCCTACATCATCGGGGATTAGGCACATCTTGGAGCCTAAAATCTCTTTTATTATGTATTTCATTTAACCTTTCCAGTACGCTATATTGCCTTCTCTTTCTGCTCCAATTTCTTTTACAAATTCCCTTACGCCGTAGTTTTTCCTTTTAGCAGTATCATGAAACAATACCTTCCCGCAAGACTTAACCATTTCAAAATCAGCCCTTACATCTTCATAGGTATGCTTGCCGTCTATAAAAGCAAAATCAAATTTAATAGTATGTAGGAACTCCTTAATTTCCTGCCTGCCGGTTACGGTTTGGTAATATATTTTTTTATCTACCCCAAACACTTCCCAGACCTTGTATTTTCTCTTAAAATCGTAAACATCAAAAGTAAAAACCTTTCTGGCAAACTGGGCAATATGGGTTGCCGATATACCCTGACGGGTTCCTATTTCTACCACTGTCTTAATTTTTACCTTACCAAAAAAGTCCCTAAACTCCTTATTCTTTATAGCTGAAGCAGTCAGCAGTTTTTTATCTTTTGCATACTGGTAAACATCTTTATAATCGTTCATACCATTCCTTTGTCTTTTGATAAGTGCTTTTAAACATACCTTTT